TTCTCGGTTATCCTCATACACATGTACATCTACATGGTAATGGTCTCTAATATATTTAGGAATATGGCTATCACTGTCCGAGAACAGCACTACAATGTCCTTTGGGTTAACCCCAATTTCTAACAAACTAGTGATATAAACGGACAATTGCCATTTAAACTTAACAGTTGCGTTCTGGCTTGTTAGATACTTCATTTAATTACGCTACTGTTGTCGTACTAGTAGTCGTAGTAGTTGGTTTTACAGTAGTTGTACTAGTTGTAGTAGTAGTTGGTTTTACAGTAGTTGTACTAGTAGTTGTCGTTACATTTAAAGTAGTGCTTGTGGTTGTTGTCGTAGATGCCTTAGTTGTAAAATCAGGGATAGTAGTCTTAGCAGTTTGCCCTGATACCGTTACATACCAACCGGTATATGTGGTATCTGGGGATAACCCAGTTACTGTAACTGGAGATTCTTGGGCGGATGCTACTAAAGTACCCTTATCGTTGTACACATCAAATTTAGTTGCCATTAGCAATTCGCTCCTTCATAATTATTTTAGTGTGACATTAATTGTCGCTGATTCTTCTGTTGTTTTTAAACTGCTCACTATAGGTTTAGCCGTTGCTCACCGTAGTTGTAGTGGTTGTAGTTGGGGCTACTTTTGTCGTAGTGGTAGTTGTGGTAGTTGCAGTTTCCTTAGAACCGTCAGCATTATAAACAGCATTTAGAATTTCGTCTAAGCTTAGAATATAAGGGTCATAAGCAGTTACATTGATTCCTTTAAAGAATAAGCCAATAGCCTGAATTAAAGGAACACCCGCATCAGCACCATCATATCCGCTTACCTTAACGCCATTATAGGTATCGTATAGGTTGTCTTTATCATGGTATTGAACCCATGAAATTTCCTTCTTACTATCGTCAACTGTAGCAATCAATTTACCCTTGGTAACATCTTGCAGTTCTTCCTTGGTTAACCCTACCTGATAAACCTTATTTGACTTAACTGCCAAAACAACTGGGCCTGCACCGTCATCAAAATATACATCAGCACTCGCTGATGGGTAGTTATTAACGATAAATTTACCGTCTAGGTTTGCCATAGTCGTATCTTTTAAATCCATAGTAGATTATCTCCTCTTTGTGTCTAAATTTATTATATTACTTATCCTTACACCTAGTAATATAAGGGTTGCAAAATATGTTATCCATAGTATGTTATTTCTAAATATTCCTTCAACTCTGCATATTCTTTCTTAACATCACTGATAGGAACATTTAATTGCTTGGCTACATTTTCCTTAGCCCTTATTACACCGGGGTCATTTTCATAAAATTCTTTTACTAAAGCAACCTTAATTGGACTTAGATGCGCTCGGGTACTTAAATCATCAATTAATTCCATTAGGGTATTATCAACTTCATTATCTCTAGGAACATAAACAACTGACCTGATAGCCTTAGGTGTGATATCACCATCTTTGTTTTTAACATCATTTCCTTTGAACCCGATAGAAGTAGTGTCACCAGATATCTGTTTGCTATTAATAATACCCTCAATAGTGGTGGTCTCTTTCTTTAGAGGACTAATGTGGTCTCTACGTTCTTGCTCTGGTTTAGCATAAGACTGGCTAACTCTGAACTCCAGCATCTTAACAATATAGCCCGGAAAGTCTACCTCGCTACTGATATCATATTCTTTTACTAGTGAGATAAAGGCATCTTGAATGAATGAATATAGCTCTTGACGGTCGGCCTCCGATGATAGGAACCGTCCATACTTTCTACCTAAGCTCCTTATTAAGTTGTCATACTGCTTTAGTAATTTTTCAGGACTTCTAAGAAACTTTATGTTAGAAGCACCCTTGGGAGCATAATAATTACCCACAGAATTGAATACATTTTTACTGTCAGAGTTATAACCGGTGATATTCTTAGTGATAGTTACTTCCCCTCTCATTCTTCGTAAGCGGATTCTACTCTGTAATCCTTTGCAATAATAGAAGTATAGTTGATTGTATATGGTATCTTTGTATCGCTTAGCTTATTATAAACATACCCTAAAGCAAAGTTATCATATAACTTAGTAATAGTTACTACTGCGGCTGGCTGAGGACGATAAATGTCCTGATAAACCAACAATACTCGTTTATGTCTTTTTAATTGAATTGCTAAGCGTTCCTTAACAATTGCTTTCTGGTTATAGTTAGGGGAATAACCGGCCCCCTGACCCGTTTGCATAACGTCTAAAATGACGTCTGCTTCATTTCTTCTAGTCAAGTGGCAGCCCTGCTTTCATATAGGTACGGTAATTATAATCCTGTTCATCTTCTGGTAATTGTTCTTGAATGTCAGAATAATATTTGCGTAACCCTTCAATCTCTGGGAACTTATCAACGGTCAACCGAGCGTGTAAGTTAAACAGTGGTGGGTAGCACTTTGGGAAGTAAGTTAGTAATACTTTTTGCCACAATTCCGTTCTAACCGCACTGGCTTCATCTGATTTTAAATATTCAGTCCATGCAATCTTTCCTTGCAACTTAATCTTTTCGCCATTGTCAGTAATATAGGTCATCCAATTCGAGCCCTCAATTATTCCAATATTATTGGCCGAGGTAACTAGATTACGTTCAGCATCAAACCCGGTTGCCCCAATTAGGTCAACAGTTACCTCATCAGTAGCGTTATCTCCAATCTTTGATTTTGGTACTGATACACGAGTTTCCTGACCAATTGCTTCCTTATCAGAAGATTTAGCTTTAATTTTAGTGCTCTTTTTAAATAGGATTTGGGTTGATAATAAATGGTACCACCCTTTTCCACCAACCGTTTTAACTTGTGCATACTTTGCATTAGGAGCATTAAAGTCATCCCTAGCTTGGTTAAATGCAAGCAGAAATCCGTTGTTTGCGGCTAAATTAACCTGAATTTTACGGCCAATGGTAGTTAAAGCCTTAGCTTGTTGCCCCACTAGTTGTTGGTCTGCATCTGCTTCTGCTGCCATCTTTGGCTGAGTCATAGCTACGGAATCCCAAATGAACATCGTAATTAGATTCTTATCACGGTCATGAATCTTAGCTGCCATATCAATCATCTTTTGACCAATATCTTCAATATACAAAGGCATCATCGTTTTATTCTTCAACCGCTTAGGCTTAACAGTCATAACAAATCTAGGGTCTACACCCAGTTCCATTAGCCTAGAAGCACGCTGAGTAGTTTCAACGTCAAAATAAATTGGTACAATACCCATCTTTTGAGCATTGTGCATAATTAAACCAGCAAAAGTTGATTTGCCGGCACTAGGTCCCCCAAAAATTTCAGAAATTTCACCACTAGCTGGGATGCCAGCTACTAGGTTTTTATCTAATGCTGGAATTAAAGTAGGCACCCAATCTTTAGTTTCTCCTAGGTCGTTATCTGAAAAAGTAGCTAAGGCGTCATCATCCTTAGCTAAATCTCCAAACAAAGACCCTAATTCATCAGTATAACTTTCTTTAGTAGCCTTCGTCATATTAATCAATTACCCCCTATTATAATCCTAAACTAGATAATAAATCATCTACATTAGTGTCAGCTTCCATACCATTACCCACATCACTAACAGGCTTGTCATCTCCGCCGGACGTTTTTACATCGCTCTGGGGTGTTTGTACATGTTCAGAGCTAGAATGCTGTGATGGAGCTTGTGAGGCTTCCTGTGATTCTTCTGATGTTGGCTGTTCCGGTTGAGCGTAAGCTTGTTCGTTATCTTCTACCTTACCGGGATTAGCTGGTACTTCGCCCGATACCGCCCATGGTTCTGGATAATCGCTAGCATGTTGTACTGGTGCTGGGTCCGATTGACTAACCGATGGCTGTGTTTCCTGGTTATTTGCTGGTGCTGATTGTAAATAAGGATTGCCAGCATAACCTGCATCTTGGTTCTTCAATTCAAGCATACGCTTAGCTACAATATCCTGAACTTGGCCGAGAACACGTTCGTAGAAGTCTGGGTTGGCTACCATCAATGGTTGATTAAACCGGTACGGGTCATCGAAGTATTTATAGTCTTCACCACTAACATCTTTTTCCAAGTAGTTATAATTCATAGTTGGTACAATAATGTCTGGACGTGGATTAACGCTCCATTGATTACCATGCAACTTTGCTTGTACCGGGAACGTATCACGGGCAGATACAAATCCTAATGAATCTGCAAACGGTTGCCCATTAACTTTATAGGTTTTATCAGCCATGATGTCAAGCAAACTATTATATACAGCCCCTGATGCTGAGAAGTTACGAATGATTGGTCCGTTAGGGCCGGATTCCATAGTTACGTTACCATTAGCATCAGTTACCATCTGGATACCAACAAATTCGACACGTGTTTGTACTCTAGTATTTGGTTCACCACCACCATAAGGTTGCTTGTTTAAGCCAATAGCATCATATGTGCTATCAACATCATGCGAGTCACGATATTCATAGTTAAAATGTTGTACCTTCTTAATAAGTTGTGCTAACTTATCGTCTTTGTTATCCATATCTAAGATAGGGCTCATTGTATATTCGCCGTTAGTCTTAGGCAAGGTCATTTGTACTCGTTTAGTAGTAACTGCGAACCACTTATCACCCAATGGTAAAATACGAGCAAATAACCCATTCTTACCATTTACAAATACCTGCTTGCTCTTACGTTGTGGGCCATTATCACGATTGTTACTGCCACCTTCATTGTTAGCTTTATTCAATTCAGCTTGGAGTTTCTTACTAAAGTCCATTATTAATTACCTCATTTCTTAATATATACATTATAACACGAGATTCCAAAAATCCCACTTTTTCGTAGAATTACTGTTTATCAGGATTACTTGGTACACCAAATGAATTTTCTTGTCTCATTTGTGCAGAAAGTGATTGCATTAGGTCTTTACGTTGTTCAAACGCCTTTACTAGACGATTAAGTAGCTGAGCCTTATAGTTGTTATTGTTAAGCTTCTTGCTAAGTTCTACCATGCTCTCATCACTATCTATCATATGGCTAATAGTTCCTTCTGTGGGCTTGCGTCCATTATTTGTTGCTTTTAAACCATCATCATTAGCATACTTAGCATATAGTTCACCCTCTAGTTTTCGTTGGTCAACTTTTAAGTTTTCAACCTTTAATTTTGCTAGTTCAGCTAATCTAGCTACTAGAAAATAGGTGTTAGCTTGGCTTTCAAATGGTAAGTTATTACGATTGAATCCTAACAACTTTTTGGGGTCAATAGTTACAATTTCGCCTCTCTGGTTACGATAAGAAATTTCTTCAATCTCCCCAATATTAGTAATGTCAATTGCCATTAGTTATCACCACCTTCAAATCTTAGGTAACTCAATACTATGATTTTCGTCTTTGCGTTCATCTAATCGTTTAATCTGGTAGTGATGACCATACTTGTTTGTAATCTCACCATAGCTTAATGCGGTAGAAAAATCTGAGTAGTTAACTCCTACCTCTTGACTAGCCTCTAAAACAGAACTATATACTTTATTAGTAGTTCCGTCATACACTGAAACTCTTCGCATATTATGAGTCGTTAATGGTTTTTCTTTTAAACGCTCAACCTTTAGTACTCCATAGATTAAACTTCCCTTGCGACTAGCAATACTAATTGCACTAACAGAAATATGATTCATATTTGCAGCTTTTGCTAACGAACTATAGGTTGCTGACTTTCCGGTATTAACATTAGTTAACCGAATGCTAATACCACTAACATCAGTATCATCACAAGGTGCTGGGTCATGTTCATCTCCCCCAAGATTAACCTCAGGTAAGTCTAGTCCAAGCTCTCGTTTAGATATTTCACCAATTAGTTCTTCAATCTTACTGAATGCTGCATTGAATTTATTAACGGTCTCAGATAATTCATGGTGGAGACGCTTAAATTCATCTAACTGTTTGCTATAAGCTTTGTCCAACTTTGTCACCCCCAAGTAAATTTGTTTCTGTCATACCATGGTAATCATCTAAAAATTCTTGAATGCTTCCATAGATGCCTCGATAATAATTCATTGGCTTATTGACAGCATCAATTGATACATACGTGCCAGCTAAGGCCTCATATACCTTGATATCCCTAGCTGGTACAATATCCGTTAGGGTGGTGAATACGTCACTAGTATCGTTGACTTCAATAATTACCCGCTGAGCTAGGTAAGCTAACTGGCACTCAGTGATGTCAGTTGGTCGTACATAGCCCTCATCAAAGTCACACCCCATAACATCTTCAAAATGGCCTTCCCCTACTCCATCAAAGAACTTATTTAGCTTACTGGCTAATTTTTCTTCCATACGGCCATAGCCAAACTGTAACCAACCATCTAGCACTCTATCAGCGTATTCATAGATACCCTCTAGCTCATTATTGAATTTAATCTTAGTAGCTACTGTCATGGCAAAGCCTCCTTAAATGTAAAGATATGTCTTTAGATGAATCCCGTCACTTGCTACCTGTTGTTCAAGTCCTAATCCTTTTTCCACATGATTATCTGACTTGATAACTTCGATACATTCATCAAGGTCATCTAGGTAAGCTACTAATTCATCAACTGTTTCAGCACTAGCAAGCTTATTATTACGTTCCTTCATAAATTCATCTGAATAGACAGGGGAATCAATAAAGTAATCACAATCATTGTCGTTTTTTCTTATGATTTCCTTTACCAGACTGAGAGTATCTCTATCAAGCTTAAAATTTGAATGAATAGTTACGAAGTTCTTGTTAAAATAGGTATTTACATACTTTAATTGATGCTTGGTATTGGTGTCTTTCCGTTTATCTTGATAATGCTTAGCCATTGCTTCTGAATAACTCATATTAAAATCCTTCTTTCTTTTTCTATAATAAAAGGATACCATTTCTAGTATCCTTTGTCAACACTTATTTATGATTCTTGCTAATTTCATCCTTTAACTTTTT